ATTAAGGATACGGCTATTTTAGCCGATTCTAAATTCTTTCAGAAGAAGGATATGATCCCTACTTCTATTCCGGCAATTAATATTGCATTGTCAGGCAAACTAGATGGTGGTCTAACTCCAGGGCTGACAATGTGGGCAGGGCCCTCAAAGCACTTTAAGACTGCCTTTTCTTTGTTGATGGCGAAGTCGTATTTGGACAAGTATCCAGATGCGGCTTTACTCTTTTATGATTCTGAGTTTGGTACTCCTCAGTCTTACTTTGATTCTTTTGGTATTGATTCCAAGCGTGTCATTCATACTCCTTTAACTAATATTGAGCAATTGAAGTTTGATGTAATGACTCAGCTTGAAGGTGTTGAGCGCAACGATCACCTGATTATTATTATTGATTCTATTGGTAATCTTGCGTCTAAAAAAGAAGTTGAAGATGCATTGGAGGGTAAATCGGTTGCCGATATGTCAAGGGCTAAGCAAATTAAGTCTTTGTTCCGTATGATTACACCTCACCTATCTCTCAAAGACATTCCAATGATTGTAGTTAATCATACCTATAAGACTATGGAATTGTATTCTAAAGACGTTGTAGGTGGTGGTACTGGTTCTTATTATGCTGCTGATAATATTTTTATCCTCGGACGTCAGCAAGAAAAAGAAGGTACTGAGGTTGTAGGTTATAACTTTATCATTAACGTTGAGAAGTCTCGTTATGTAAGAGAGAAATCTAAGATCCCTGTTACAGTACGTCACGATGGCGGTATCAGTCGTTGGTCTGGGTTGTTGGATATGGCACTCGAATCCGGTCACGTTATTAAACCTTCTAATGGTTGGTATTCACGTGTCAATAAGGATACCGGGGAAGTTGAAGATCAGAAGTTTAGAGCAGCACAGTGTGATACTAAAGAATTCTGGCTTCCCATTTTACAGTCATCATCATTCCAGTCATGGGTTAAAACAACATACCAAGTTGCCAATGGTGCAATCTTAAGTGACGAAGATATTACTAAGGAGTATGCTAATGTTGAGGAATGATTTATTCAGACCCTGGTTTGTGGGGGAGAAGGATTGGGGCTTTGAGATTATTGATGGTGAGTTTAATGGTGTAACTGTTCAGATTGAAAGGTTAGATTTACCTAATGAACAAGTTAACGAGCTTGCGTTGGATTACCACGTAGTACATAAACCTGAATTAATTACCGATGAAGATATTAAAGGTGATAAGTTTAAAGCGGTCATTGAGGTAATTATTAACGATATTTTAAGAGAAGCAATTAATGAGTTCAAGCAGACTAGAGATAACGATTCTAAGGAATCTGGTCCACAATGAAGAGTACATGCGAAAGGTTCTGCCGTTTGTAAAGTCTGAGTACTTTACAGATGAGGGTGAGAGGATAGTTTATAAACAGATTAGTGACTTTATTGTTAAGTATAATAAGCCACCAACGGTTGAAGCGATATCTATTTCACTACAGAACTCTAATTTAGCAGAAGGTACATTTAAAGAAACTACTGAACTCCTGGCTCAGTTAAATGAGAACGAAAAGCCAAATCAGGATTGGTTACTTGACGAGACTGAAAAGTTTTGTAAAGATAAAGCCGTTTATAATGCCATTCTTCAATCGATTGGTATTATGGAAGGTAGAGATAAAAACTTTAGTAAAGATGGTATTCCATCATTGTTACAGGAGGCGCTAGGTGTCTGTTTTGATTCTTCCGTGGGCCACGATTACTTTGAAGATTCTTCTGATCGGTTTGATTTTTATAATCGGGTGGAGTCTCGCCTTCCATTTGATCTTTCGTTATTCAATAAAATCACAAATGGAGGCTTACCAAACAAGACGCTTAATATTGCTTTGGCTGGTACTGGTGTGGGTAAGTCTCTTTTCATGTGTCACATGGCTGCTGCAAATCTTTCTCTAGGAAAGAACGTTCTCTATATTACTATGGAGATGGCAGAAGAGAGGATTGCCGAGCGTGTTGATGCTAACTTACTAAACGTGGAAATCGATCAGTTAAAGAATCTACCTAAACAAATGTTTGAAGGTAGAATTGAGAAGGTAAATGGTAAATCTCATGGTAAGTTAATTATCAAGGAATATCCTACCGCATCTGCTCACGTAGGACATTTTAAGGGTTTATTGAACGAATTATCACTAAAACGCTCATTTAAACCAGATGTTATCTTTATTGATTATCTTAACATCTGCGCATCCTCTAGATTCAAGCCCGGTGGCGGTGTCAATTCTTATACATATATTAAAGCCATTGCTGAAGAGTTGAGAGGTCTAGCTGTAGAATTTAATTTACCTATCGTCTCCGCTACACAAACTACGCGTTCGGGTTTCTCGAATACGGATGTGGAGCTGACCGATACGTCCGAATCCTTCGGTTTACCCGCCACGGCAGATTTTATGTTTGCCCTAATAAGTACAGAAGAGCTCGAAGGTCTCAATCAGATCATGGTCAAGCAGTTAAAAAACCGGTATAATGATCCAACATTATATAAGCGGTTTATGATTGGTATTGATCGTGCGAAGATGCGACTTTACGACTTAGAGGATATTGCGCAAAGTAACTTAGCTGATTCTGGTCAAGAAGAAAACGAGAACAGCAACTTTGGTATGTCTAAAATGTTTAAAACAAAGGACTTCTCCGGCATTAAGGTATAAATAAAATAAAAGGAGGTCCTATGTATCTTGCACCAGCCATAGATCAAGTTTTAGAAGATAAGAAATCTAAGCTTTTAGGACGTCCTACTTATTACCAAATTGCCGGTATCCTGACTCGAGGATACAAGAGGGTTAATATACCTTTTAAGTTTAGATTTGAAACATTCGACGATTACGGTCCTGAAGACCTATCTGTATCCGGTCTCTATGACATGGAAGAAGATATTAAGTACATCATACTTAATTTTCCTAAAGAACAAAAGCACTACACTATCACCAATGAAAATTGGAGAGAGTTTAAATTTGCTGTGTCCCAGGTCTGTCAGCATGAAACGATTCATGAGTTACAATGGCAGAATAGGGAGACTGATGGCGAGCCATGTACAATAGATTTCCGTAACTTAACGGGTTCGATCACAGAAGAAAAAGAGTACCTAGCCGACATAGACGAAATAGATGCTTACGGGCACGATATAGCGATGGAGATTAAGTTCTGCTATCCTAAAAAAGATCCTTACGAAATTTTAAGAACCATTGATAAAAGAAAGAAACTCTGGTCTTATAACTACTATAAAAAAATATACAAAGGAGACGATTGGTCAAGAATAAAGAAGAGGCTTCTAAAGAAAACCTTTCAATGGATGCCTTATGTTACTGTATAATCGGAAAGGTTTAGATGAACGATGCACTACTCAGTGTGGGAGACTTAATACAAATTGCTCTCATGCTTGCGGCCTGTTACGCGTGCTATATCAAGGGAGAACTCAAGGGTATTGAAGAAACCGTAACAGAATTAATAGATAGAGGGTTACTTGATGAAAAGGAACTCGAAGAAATGATGAAAGAAGAGCCGTAAGGCTCTTTTTTTATGGATGTAACGTACCATCCAAAAGTTGCCAGTAACACCGAAATAGCTTATAATAACATATGTTCAACAGGAGTACAACATGACTCAAACAAACTCACGCTCACGCGTTAAACAAGATACAGTAGGAGAAGATGGTATGAAGTTTTTGTTTAGTCAATATCAATCGGCAACTTTAGAAAGCTTTCGAGTAATCTGTAAGGAGCTGATAGAGCAGTCCTCTGGTAAGCGTACAACCAAAGATAAGTTCATCTACGAGTTAGAGCGAGCAACGTCCAAGGATGTTATGGTTACCAAGGTAACCAACTATCTGATGGCAGGTCAAGGCCTGGGTGTTTGATAGTATTTTTTATATTATGAAAGGCATTGATATGTTTACAGTAGCAGGTGTATCCCGTAACCAGGGTAAGATTAAAGTTCGTTTTTGTTCTGATAAGGTTCTCCGAATCAAGAACTTGCAGAAGCAGGGCGATACTGATATCGATTTGATTGAGCTTCCCAAGCCCATGACCAAACCAGAAGCATGCCAGTTTCTGCTAGATCAGGATCAATTCGTTGCTTATGCATCGGATATTATCGAGATTTTGGGAAAGAAAGAGTTGACGAAAACCTTTAAACAGCCTATAATTGAGGCTGTGAAAGAGGAAGTAGTCGATCTAGAGCTTGAATCAATCAAAGAACTAGCTGAAGCTTAATTCTCCGTTACAAGGGAAAGACCACCGCCCTTGTAACTTTTTCGTTGGTGGGGCATTTCTATATTAAGGAAATATTATGTCTTTGCAAAACAGTGTACTTAAAACTTTGTCACATGGCCGTCAATTCACCGCCGGTCAAATGGCAGGTTTGTTTGGTACTACAGAAACCTCTGTGGCCGCTCGTATCTCCGAGTTGCGCGCACAAGGTTATTCCATCTATAGCAATACTGCTAAGAATGGTAAAACTGCATACCGTTTGGGTACTCCCTCACGTCGTATGATTGCCGCCGCTTACGCAGCCGTTGGCAGCTCAGTTTTTAACTGATGTGACTTGAACGGTCTCTCCTAAGGGACGCCGGATATCGTAACCGGCATTAATTTTATTATGGAGTCGTTATGCCTTTATTTGTTGTAGATGCTATTCAGATGTTTCGCACCAGATACGTGATTGAATGTAAAGAAGCCGAGCATGCCGGGGATACCGTTACCATGGGCGAAGCTAATCAGTACAGTCAGATGGATCTAGGCGAACGTATTCTAACTACTAAAGAAATTACCTATGAAGAGTTTCGTAGGATGAATAGCTCTTTAGAAGACGGTCATGGTGATGGAACACCTTACCAGGCTGAATCCGGTTCACCATGGATGGGTGAAAAGATGATTCATGTTGTTAATTATAATACGGAGACTGAAGAATGAATGTTTTAGCACAAGTTCAACGTCAGCGAGTTCGATTTAATCCTGATGTTAAAGAGCACGTACAAGCATACCGTCATTTTTTAGTTAAACGTAAGTGGGAAAACCCAGGGTGCCCGTTTGAATTAGTTTGGCCATACCTTAGTGTTCCGGATATGATTAAAGATAAGATCATTAATCATTACTTAAAAATCTAATTTTTAGCCCCCTTTCTGGGGGTTTTTTAATGTATAAATATATGCATGAACACGACCGAATTTAAAACGCTTGGAGATTGGCTTAATCAAATATTAAAGCCATATAA